GTATCTTGATCTTCTATTTCAAAAGTTTCAAGACCTAACATATGAGCAAAGTTTTTTACTAAAACATCTGGGATATTTTCAACCTTATCATATGTTAAATTGGTCATATAGGTTAAGCCGTCAACATATCTTTTAACGTCATCAAAGTATCTACCATATAAGTTGAAAATAATTTGTGCTTTTTTATCTACTGTATCAAAATCTTTTAAAGAGTCCGTTGTTAAAAATCTTGATATTAAATTTGTTTTATATGCATCGAAGTCGTCTGATATTGTATTTAGTTGTGTTAAAAAATCATCAAACTTAGAATCAAATAAATTTACGTTTACTTCATCATAAACTGGAAAATATATTGCTCTTTTGTTCAATACAGTATCACCATTATCATTTGTTTCAGGCACAACAAATTCAGATTTGTATGCTTGTGTTGTTTCATCATAATTCAATAAAAATTGTCCAAGATCTGATATATTTTGGAAAAATTCATTAAATTTTTCAGCTGACGGTTTTATATAAAAAAGAACGTTTGCTTCGTTGTTTGTGTTTAATTTATCTAAGAATGGCCTTCCGTTGGTTGTAATCACCAAACCATTAGCTAAATCAGATGTAGATGTTGGTAGTGATACACTAATGATTGGGTATTCTGTACCATTGTAATAAATTACAAAATCTGTGTAATTTTTACCGAAATTTCTCAATGGGGTAAGCGTAGGATCGTCAACTTTTGTAAGTGATTTTGATGTGTAATCAATTCCAAATGGGTTAAACAGATTACCTATATTAACTTTGAATGTTGCTCTATTAGTTGCTGTTAAATTAACATAATTAGTTACAGACGGATATAATATTGAAATTGGTGACGCTTTGATACCGCCTGGGAAATCTTGTGTGATTTCAATAATTGTATTTTTTATTCTCTCTTTTAACGATGAGAATAAAACATAGTTTTCAAGTTTGCGTTTGTCAAACAATATTGTTGCGGTAAGATTACTTTGAACGTTGTTGTTTACAAAATCAACTAATTGTGATGAATTTATCCCAGCCTTTTGACTTATAATATTGGCTGTGAACTTTTGAGTTGGGTCTGCTTGAGAAACTTGTGTTGCAGTTGTGTTTTGAACAATATAACTTTTACCAAGTGTAAAATTGCCAAGAGTAAAAAAAGGATCTCCTTTATCTACCTCAGTTGTTGAGTTAGCAAATTGTAAACCAACCAATTTATCACCAAAAACGTCTTTACCGAACGCCGCAAGTTTACCTTGTTGAACGTAATATCTTAATGTTTTATCGTACTCAAGATATGTTGAGCATGGTACATATTTTGTTTGACCGTTAACTATATAAGTTCTGTAACCGCTACAACCTAATTCGGCTGAACGTGTAAGCGCCTCTTGTGCGGTATCAAATAAATCACCAATTATTGGTGTACTACTAAAACTCAAGTCAGCCATTATTGTATAATATTGTTATAAGCTTTCGAATTATCTATAGTTGTTCTTTTACGTCTAACCTCGTATAATTTATTATTTAAATTGTCTCTAATTTCATAAAGATCGTATTGGGCATATATATTTTTATTTGAGTCATATAACGTGTAAATACCATCATCGATAGATTTTGTTTGATCGCCGTATAGTGCGATAGCCAATGACTCAAGATCATAATTTACAAGCTCAACCTCAAATATTTCTGGTGCAAAATTGGTATTTGTTATAATAACACTTTGACCTTTTTTACCAATAAAAGGGGTCGCTGTAGGTTTAAAACTTGGGGCTGCATTAGGTGTTACAGTACAAAATAACATATTACCTGTATTATTGTAAATGTATTTAATGCTTTTTTGAGAAGAATTAGCTGTATTTACTTGTACTGGTTCAGATATAAATGAGGATGTTATAATTCTATAAAGATTTCTAACTTTAGTACCATCAGCATTTAAATATTCTACTCTATAACCATCAAGGCCATTATTAGTAAATTTACTAATATATTCAGTTGGTACAGAGTTTCTATCGAAAACTAAACCTTGTACATCCGAATATGTTGCAAGTTGGGCACAATCAGCTATTGTAACCCTTATTTGAGTTGGTCTTACATATATTGTATAAAATCCTTTAGCATTGAATGTTGTTACTGGAAGTTTAAGGTTGTATAATCCACCTAAAACTTCAACGTTTGTGCCACCAAGCGTTGAATTACTATAAACTGGTGTCAAAACATCACTACCATTTAATTTTGTAATTATTTGGTTTTCTGTAGCATTTCTGGTTGGCGTGTAAATTACTATAACCTCAACATCTATCGGATCCACATCTGCTGGTCTTTTTACACCATAAACTCCTATCGCCATATTAAAATATTTTTTATATTTTATTTTACATTTTTAAAATTGAACCCTTGCGAATTCATTTTATAATAATTTATACCAATTTTCATAAGTTCTGACACCGATTTAACGTTTTTCAGTCTTATAACTGGTTCGAAAGCGTTATTTACACCTCTATCAATAAATACTTGATTAAAGATTTTAGGTTCCTCAATTAATCCAGGATATAAAACAACATTTGCATTATTTTGCGGAGTGTCGTCAGCTCGTCTATACATAAAGGTAGTTGTTCCATCAGGAAAATCAATATATTTTATAGGATAGTTAGAATCAATATACAAAACATATTCAAGATAATCGCCAATATTCAAAATCATACCATATTGGTCGGTACCAGATATTTTGATAGGAACATGTATTTTTTTCAAATTTGATGTCGTATTTGTATTTGTCTGGGTTTTGGATGAATTTACAGCGTTATTCAACTGACTTATAGAAGAAAATCCTTTGACAGAATTAGTATTATATTTATATGGTGAATTTACATCAACAGATTTTACCACATTTGCAGAATTATAAAAATTTGCCCCAGAAGAATTTGTTATCAAAATTGTATTTGGTCGGTTATTTACATCCAAATCGATATCCGAATAAGAATTATATAGGTTACTAAATTTACTTGTGGTTGTACCAGTAACAAAAACATACTTTGTTGTATTAAAATAATTTTTAATATATTCATATGATTTTAAGTCTACAGGTGTTGTTGTTAAACTTGCTGGTACGGTAGTTTGGTTTACTACTTTTACGTTTAATGTGGCACTATCGTTTTGTGTTGTTGTATAACTATTTAAAACCGATTTATCTAATGCGTATCTATTTGGTGAAATTGCTGTATTATATGATTTATCCAGCATATTTTCTATTGTATCAATTGTCAATTTATTAGCATTAATATATGATCCAGTTATTGATACAACTGATTCCAAACCAATTAAGATATTATAATCTGTATTTCCTATTAATATTTGCATATCTTAGCTCAATTTAAGTGTATAATTTATTGGGATGGTATATTCCATTTTATTTTTAACCGAATCTTTCAATTCCAAATTAAGATTAGCTGTTATTGTAATTTCATTATATGGGTTATAAATAAAGTATGCAGCAAATTCACCAAGAAAAAATTTAAGGTTTATATCTATACTATCATTTGGTTTTATTGATGTGGTATTTTCGAATTCGTACTCCGCAGTTATACCCAACATGAAAGTTCTAAGATTACCAATTTCTGATTGCACTGAATAATTATTGGTATCTTTAACTATATTGTTTTGTATATAATTGGTAAGACCTTGTAACGTACTACCATGTATATAATCGGTAAGACCTTGTAACGTACTACCAGTTGTAATTCCTGAATTTCTATATTCGAATTCATAATATTTTGTCAAATCAGAGTTACTATAATTAGTATTAAGCGATGTAAAATCGATATCATTTGACAAATGTTGTGTCAAGTTAACAAAGCCAGGAAAATTAGTTTTAAATTTATTTAAGATATAATCACTATACCCTATTATATTATCACCACCATATACAAGAAAAAATAGTTTCTGCAACATTTTATCACTACTTAAATAATAATCAAACAATCGATTCAAATCATTCAAATCTGTTAGGTCAATATTAAAGATATTATTATAATAAGTTTCATTATCCATTGTTGCGGTTTGAATTGCATCATCAATAAGATTTTGTAAAGTTTGGCCATTTGGGATTACATAATAAACCCAATTATAATTTTCATCATTTGACTTATAATAATTTTTATTTATATAATCTGCCAACCCATTCAAGACACTTGAATCTTCTCTATACGTATTTATCAAAGAATCGTCTGAGATGAAAGCAGTAAATTGATCTGAAAAAAGATTATTTTTTGTAGTATATATATCAGAATATGTAATATATGATTCTGCAATAATTCTTTTTTTATTGTATTTGTCTATTGAATAGACGTTATTATCATTAAAAACAATTTGTTGGGTGTTACCTGGAAACTGGTAATTATCAAGATATTGTAATGGATTATGATTTATAGTGCAATTACTAAGTGACAATTTATTTATATAAAAACTATCTGAAGTTCCATTATTTGTTATTTTTATACTATCTATCAAATGTTCATAGCAATTTACATCTATAGTTGTTTCACCAAGATTTTGATAACTAATAATTTTATTTGTAAAAGGGAACATTTTTTTGATGGATATACATGATTGATTATTCACCAAATTATTCTTTAATGTTGTTTTTATGAACCCAGATGTTTTATCATCATTAATTACAGTATGTTTACCAATACTTCTGTTTGCTATATTAACATCATAATCAAAATCAGATATTTGGGAAAAATAATTATTTATTTGATCATTATCTAAATACAATAACTGCTTAGTATCTGGTATTTGAATATTTGTTTTATTAACAGACGGTTTGAATATTCGTGTATTATCAACAGTGGTAATTATTGGTTCATTTAAATTTATAGGTCTTGTATTAGGTACAAGTTTACCAGCCCAATAATCATCGTAATATAATTGGTAAAGATCAATATCATATGCCTCAATTATATAATCACCAATAGCCTCGTTATACTCATATATACCATATGTTTTATTATTATAATTGAAGCTATAATTCAAGTATTCATTTTTGTGATTAAAAGTTGTTTGAGATTGTACACCTTTTTTTTGCGGACTATGTATTGAAGATGGGATTAATGGAATTTTATTACCAGAAAGAGCATCCCAAAAACTGAACTTCACATAAAAACTTTGTGTTGTATAACTATTCAAAAAATTAATTGAGAATCCTTCCACTCCATCGATTAAAGAGAACGATGGTCTTGCTTGATAAATCCCATTTACAGATTGTTCATGATACATATATCTATCATTAACAAAAATTGGTATAAACATGATTCTTTTTTGAGTTGTTGGAATTGGTGTTGTATAGAATTCCATAGTCAAAAAAGAGTTATATAGGAAAGCCGATTTACTAAAACCATTTATATCATTTTTCCACGTTTCGATTTTTTGAGAAAATGGAAATGTAAAAGAATCATAAAATAATGGTAAACCACTCTGTAATGGTTTAATTTTTATAAACTCCTCGATTGGATTAGTAACTAAATATGGTCTTGTGATATTGATTTGTTGTGGTGTTAAATTAGCATCAAGTGGTGTTAATGGTGCCAAATTATTGTTATCCTGTTTAATTTCATATGGGTTCAATATAGTAATATTAGTATCTAATATACTCTTAGCTGAACTCAAATATGTTGAGAATGCTGGTTCAATATTCTTAACTATATCTGGATTCAAATCCATATTTTTAAATGACAAAAAATATGTAAATAAATTTATAGTGTTAGATTTGGGTTTAAAATTATATATCTCACTGTCAAAAATAGCATTGATTGTTTTATCACCAGCTTTATTCAAAAGATTTTGGTAATAAAAATCCGTATCCGAACTTTGATCTTGATTTGTTATATTGGCAACAACATTCAAATCTATATTATTTAATACTGATGTTAGCATGGTTTATCTGTATATGTTTGGAATGGATTATTATCAAGGTTTTGTTGGTTTGTTGTATCACCAATTAGTGTATCAGTTATAGAATTTAAATCATTTATAAGATTGTTCAAATCATTTATTCCGCCATTGTTCAATAAATCGGCCTGGCTAATATCGTTGATATTCAAATCGTATTTTGTTGTTTTATTTTTTTCAATATTCAAAATAAAGTTAATATTATTAAAAACATAATATGAATTATTCATGAATGGAAAATCAACAGTAACACCATTTTCATCAGCAACGCCAATATCATAAAGATCCCTCCATAAATATGTTTTTTTGGTTAAACTATATGATGCGTAATCTGGCATATTCAATACATTATTACCAGTTTCAACATAGCTCGATAAATGTTTTATTGTTATATTTGTGAACGGATTATAGTGAAATAGAACATCATTATGTATAAATCTATGATACATAGGTGTTATTTCGGTTTCTGTTAAATTTTCAAGACTGTATTCACATAATGATATCATGTGTATATCACCAACTTTAGGCTTTGATGCTAATAACGTGGTTTTAGCTGGCGATACCATTTCAAAACCATCTGAATCTGTTGTGAATTCTATTAAATTATAAAAATTTGCTTCAACATCACCAAAAGTTGCATCGCTTGTACTACCGTTTTTGAATACCCCTATATACAAATTATTTAATGGATAATTTAAATTATCTCTTAATAAATCTGTATTTATTGTTTGCTTAAAAATGAAATTTTTATTAATACTACCGTAAGTTGATTGGGAAAATGCACAATCATCAAAATTATCAAGAACCGCCAAAACCTGTGCTTTCTTCACATAATATTCTAATATTTCATTGTTTTGTATTTTTCTTATGAAATAACTTGGTTTTGCAACTTTATATATACTTGGTCTATTTGATACAAAGTTTTCTATATCTACAGGTGTAAAATTAAAATCTATATTTCTTATACTAAATTTTAATGTGTTAGTTGTTGTAGTAGAAACTTTTTGAGTATTATTGATTAAAAATGATTGTAGCTTTTTTGGACTAACATTTACCTTTATATTGTTATAACCATTTTCAGCATTCATCAAAGCAACATTATTCAATGGTGAATATACTTTGGTTGGTGTAATAAATTTATTATAATTAAATGATGCGTTAACCGTTATAAGATTACCATTAACACTTGTTATTTCATATATACCTGAACCTAAATATTGAGCATTATTTGGATCTGTATTTGTTATATACACACTGTCACCTTGGGAAAAATTATGACCAAGATATAATAAAAAACCAGCTGTATTATCTTTAAGACTTTGAGTTTTTGTTAAAGCAGGTAAACCATTATTTAGATCGTATGTGACATCATTTTTAACATTATTCAATATTTTTTGACCTTTAAATCCGTTATCTTGAATAGGTTGTAACAACACAACACTCCAATTCTGGTTTGTAAAATCCAATAAGTTTCTATTGATAGTTATTGGTGTTACCGCAACTGGTTTGGATGATTTATTTACAGGATTGGTATTAATGATTGGGTTAATTTTACCATATATTCTAAAATTATTAGAGGATTGTTTTTCTAATATAAATTGGCTGTCTTGACTAATCTCAAGAAATAAATTTGTTTCTATAGTATTAGATGACGGTTGTTCCAATATAAGTCTTGTACTCAAATCAACATTTGAGTTTGCCGTGCTTTTATACTGTCCTAATACTTCTGTTAAATTATCCATATTATTTCTTAACTTTATAATATAATTCAATATCTTTTAATGCATTATTTGGTTCAAATCTTCCAAAATAATAGAAATTGTTATTGAATAAGTTAGCTTTATAGTTAGTTGTTGAAAACGAATTGATTGATTTTGAATAATCGGTTTCTGCCTGAGTAATGTCACCTTTTCTGAATGAAGAATAAACACCATTAGATATTAACACATCAAGATCATCTGTAATATCAACAACATTAAAATCCATAAATTCTGTCAAGAAGATATCTTCAACTGAATTTATAAAAGGGCCGTATGTATATTGTAAATTTACGGCTTGAGTATATGGATTCTGTATACCATAAGAATTCGCTGTGGAACCAACAACATTTTGAAGTTCCAAAGCATAACCAGTCAAAAATGGTGCTGGTAATGTTGTATTGTCACCATAATCCCATGTTAGGTTTTGACCGTATGTGGATACGCCATTAGAATTAAAAAAACTACCTGCACTATATAGCTCTCTGAAAACATCCCCTGAATTAACACCATTCAATCCAACACCAATACCCAAGTATTTTTCGTATTCTTTTATTGGTGTGTTATATGTAACCGAACCATCAATATATGGTATGTTAATAATTGCAGCTGGTGATATTATATCATCGGTACTATTTGGTGCAGGATATGGATATGCTGTTGGTTGTAAATCAATTTTTATCCTTGGCATTAAAACCGAACCAATTATATCAATACTATTTGTATCATTTGTAATATTTGGAATATCTCTGAAATCAACTGGATAATTCCAATAGATGTCATTAGATACTTTATACGGACTTGTATACGGAAACCACGATACATAATTACCTGATTCCCTAACATCATCAATTGTATGTTTATAATAAGTTGTTTTTAATGTATAAAACCTTCTTTTTCTATCGTGTATATCATATTCGAATAAAGAAGTCGATATATCATTCCAACCACCAAGATTCGGATCTCCATCATTTGTTGATGGAACTCTAAAACCAGGTAATATTGGATTGGAATACCAGCCCTCTGGTTGTCTTCTACCGTACCATGATTCGGAATTTTCATAAAATTCAAATGTATAATGTCCTTTTGTAGGAATACCTGTCTTTTTATCTTTGGATGGTAAAAGATCACCAAACTCATTATAGGAATAATAATCCTCATACATTGGTAATGCTAATCTAAATATACCATTATTAACAGATAATTCATATACACCAGTTCTTTGTCTACTCACCCCATCATCCGCCAATTTATAGACAACAACTTTAGGATTTTGGAATGGATAAATATCACCATTCATATATCCAAGAGATGAATCTGTTGCAAGTATCTGTGGTTGATTTGGAAATGCTTTGGTGTTATCTTGTAATTGTGCCATCTTGTATGTTGCCGAATCAATAGTAAATCCACCTGACAAAGAATCAAGATAACCAAAAAATACTGCTGACGGCGTGTATTTAAAATTGACTGTAAAATCACATCTTGTTATACCCACATCGCAAAAATTATCATCACCCCAGAATGGTGCAACGTTAATTGTTTTTTGCCCATGAAATATATTTGGCATAGATGATATGTCCAACTTTATCTCCACAGCAAAGTTGTTATTACCGTAATAGGTATAATCTGGTATTTTATTAGGATCTACTGTTTGACTTGTTGTTGTACCAAATGCACTTATTAATGTACCAAGACTATCTAACGCATTATTAACTGTTGTTAATTGTACAAGATCATTAGCTGAAATATCAAATGATTCTGTATCGAAAACATCGAAATCCATAACAACATCTTGTTTACCTAATGGTACACCAAATATCATATAATCACCAGCATGGTTAGTTATGGTTGTATATTTATAATATTTTTCAAAAACCTCAACAGATTGTGGATAATGAACAAAATCATTTATATTAGGGAAATTACCAACCGCTCTATGACTTGGGTTCGCACCTCTAACTCTTGGTAACAAGTTATATCTTACACCATTTGGATATGTATCTGTCAATGATGTAAATGGATATAGTTGTGTTATTTCTGGTCTTTCTTGATCGTCAGCAGATATTGGTACAAATACAGTAACTTTAGCATTTTGAACCCCAAATCCATTTGTTAATGTAACTCTACCGACAATAACACCAAAATCCGAACACATTCTTCTATATGCATCGGTACTTGTAATTTTCAAACTCAAAACATCAAGAGTTTCAAACTCTTGTTCTAAGTTTACTCTTACAACTTTTTCATTTTTATTATTTAAATTTATCGGTATTCTTATATCACTCATATTATATTAATGTTCTAATTGGTGTTGATACAACTGGTATTACAACTATATCACTATTAGGGTTTCTTAATTGTAGAATTTGATTTTCGTCACAATTTAATATACCTGTTGTTATATCTATCTCCCCTGTTGAGGTGTCTAAAATGTTTTGATTAATAGTATTTTGTGAATATCCTGAAGTTGTTTCATTAAAAACCTTGATATAATTTAAATTAAGAACACCTTGTATTTGGGAAATTATTTTATTCAAGTTGTAAACATAATAACTTTGACCCATTTGTCTATTAGTTGAAACAAATTCATTGGTTACAGCAGAAATTATTTGTGTTACTGTTGAAAGTTGTGATGTTGAATCTACAACAACAGATATTTCAAAACCCAAATCAACAACTTCGCCAGGTTTTACAACAACATAATCATTTATCATCCTATATTCTGAAAGATATGTAGCTATATTTTCGAGTATAACACTTGTTATTTGTGAATCGAAAGCGCCACTACTATCAACAGTTATTGGATTAACTTCTATTTTATTTTGATTTTGTCTCACACCTACTCTTGCTGGGGTACCAAATTTACTTGGCATACCCAGTAATATTGCTTTATAATCATTTAATGTTACAGCTCTGTTTTGAGCAGCGAAATTATATGATATATAATTTCTCAATTCCTCAATTGATGGAGCTTCACCTCCACCCACAGCTGGTGTAATGTTAGTAACAGTCAAAGAGCCTTGTACGATACCATTAAGCTGCGCATCAGGGCCATTCAAAGTTATATTCAAATATCCAAATGATGTAATCACATTAGCGCCAACATTACTTGAGGATCCACCACCAACTCTATATTTTACATACATTGTTGTATTTGTTAGTGGTGCATAACCTAAACTATTATTGTTCAATAAATTACTTAATGAAATACTATTACCAGATAGAAATGAATCAAGTATATCGAATGCTTGGTTTGTTTGTCCACCGAATGTTAAAGTACAAAAACCTGTAGGTGTAAATTCTCTCACAAATCTATAGTTTGTATCTAACCATATACCTTTGTAAATACCATCACTTGTTGGCGGTACAGTTGTATCGTATACAAAAACTGAATTTTCAGCTAATGAATTTACCTCATACCATTTGTTTGTTGGTGAAGCAAACTCGTTATCTGTAGGATTAGTTGTGAAGTTTATACCGTTTTTGTGAATCACAGACTCAATATCAAGAACATTATTTTCTGGTAATGTTATTTGATAAAAAGGTGTTGGTGGTGTATTGTTAAATACTTGCGTATATATTCTCGTTGTACCAGCGACAACTATACCTGTTTTGGTAATCAAATATGCTGTTAATATACCATTATTGAAAACTGGTGTTTTTGTTCTATCTAAAGCACCAGAAGAGTTCAGGTTACTACTAAAATCAACATCATACAAAAGTTCAAAAGTTTGGCCATTACCTTGTACTTGGGTACCAGCTTTTAAAACAGGTAAATATCTTGTGTCTTCAGCATCACCAAAAACTGGTACTTGAACTGAGAATTGGCATACGGCTATACTTGCTGATAATGTTGGTAATTTTAAACCATAAGTTTTAGCTATATTAAACAGCGATCTTCCTTCTTGAGCAAAATCAAGTACAGTTTCCTGTAATGACCTATCAATATTAAAATGTAGGTTATCCGCCAATGCCGCTCCAAGGTCAAGAAAGACAGACATAATTGATCCATCATTAAAGTTTTGGATTACATCAGGATAATATTTATTTATATAATCTATCTGCTCTTGTCTTAAAGTAGCAAAGTCTCTACTACCGTATGATATTGTATTTGTTGTTGCCATAATTAGAATGTAATTGTTACGTCATCAGAAACCTCAAAAGTTCTGGAAGTTATTGTATAATCAATTGTTACTGTTACTTTATGATGTGATTGTTGATCATTAACATATGCTGGATCAGTATCATATCGTTTTATATTAATTGTATTAATTTTTAAATTTGGTAAAAATGCTGTGCAAGCATCCTTTATTTCATTTTGGATTGCTGTTGTTACATTATCCGTCAATGGTTCAAATATATATTGATATAAATTTGTACCAAATTCTGGTAAAAAATATCTTGATCCCTTTCTTGTTAATAAAAGGTGTACCAAATCAGATTTTATTTCTTTCTCAGGATATGTTGTTAAATCCAAAAAATCACCGTTTGTAGAATCCTGGAAAGGAAAATTTATACCTATTGTTTTTTGCCTGAAATTCATGTCAAATATTTAATATAAATAGTAATCAAAATAAAATTATAGTCAATAAAAAAAACCACCCAGAGAACTGAGTGGTTCATATTTAAAATATTTAAATATTTAGTTTATATTTCTGAATTACATTCAGCAACCAATTTACACATGTATATAAAATAATCTTGTGAATAAATCCGTTTCATCATATTAATATCTTTATGTACCCATTGTACATTTTCTTCAATATAACCTTTATTATTATCAATTCTGTCTAAAGACATTGTCATATTATTATATGTACTTTCTAACAACAAACCACTTAAAGAGCATAATTTATTCTGTTTTATAAACAAATCGTTTAGATAAGATATTGTTAGTTTAAATTCTATATTTCTAAGTTTAGCATCTCTTTTTATTTTACTAAAAACTTTACCAGGTATATTATTAAACCCTTTCCATGATGGGTTATTTTCTTTTTTTAATGAGTTACCACAATTTAAACATTTTGTTGATGTACCTTTGATTAAATATTAACACGATACTTTTTTTATTTCACCACAAGAGCATTTACATGTTACTTTAGCTTCTTTTTCAATTATAATTTTTTCATCAATAATAGAATATTCGCCATATTTTTGACCAATAGTAAATTTATTTGAATATTTAGATGTATTTTTACGTCCCATATTAATAAATAGTATAGTATTTCCATAAGGTGTTGGTAGATGATACCAACACCTTAAGAAAATTTATCTTACTTCGCACCCATTTGCACCACATGCAACCTCGCCTTTTTGGTCAGTATTGTCTTCATGTTCGATTATTTTTGTTAAATCGATAGCTGTTAAATGATTTATCATTTCATCGTATTCTTCTTTAGTGATGTCAGTAAAGGGGGCTTGGATATAACTTCCACCATCATAAGGTAATACAGATAATCCATTATAGAATTCTTTATTATCCCACATCCATGTACCTACTGTATCCCATTCATCTTCCTTGATTGCAATAGTAGCTGATACGTTATGTGTGTTTTCACCCTTTCTATGGCCAGGTTTAATCCATTCTTTGCTAATTTTTTTAACTCTTTCCAACAAATTTATAGCTGATTCAGTTCTATAAATTGAGTTTTCTGGTGCTCTTTGAGGAACACTGATAACAGCCGTATCGTGTGGTCTAAAATATTCATCTTCAATAAGTTCTGGATGATACATATATAAATAATTATATATTGACTCATTTTTACCAACACGGATTCTACGGATGTAATAATCATTGTGCCATGCGTGAATACCTGAAGATGTACCAAGAACTAATGAACTTGTATTATGCGATACAATACCGTTCTTTAATTGATAGTTTGGTGTATCCTCAACTTCAATATCCACCGTAAAGTTTTTCTTAATTTCCTTTTTAATTATTTTCATATATTTTATTTTTTAATTCAATTATTATATTTTCTTTGTTTTTTTGATAATCATTCTCCCATACAGTGATAACCGCATAACCACGATTGATATATAGGTTGTCTTTCTCATTATCAATTAATCTCACTTCTTTTACTGTTTTATTAACTCTTGGTATTATTAGGTTTTCGTTATTAAAGATATTTTCCGAACCATGCCAAAAATCACCGTGATAATTGATAATTACTTTTATGTCTGGCAATATTATATCTGGATATAATATACTATTTTTAATTTTATAATTTTTCTTTTCTGAGTTGGTTAATATTATACCGTACTTCTCTTGATAACCTAAAATAGTCCCTTTGTAGAATTGTCTTATATCATTTTCCAATAATATTTGTCCTTTAGAAACATTATCACCACACATTATGGCTTTAGTTGTTTGTATAACCCAATCATTATATTTAATTACACCATCAACTTCACCATATTTAGCTTTCCACCATTCAATATTTCTACTTTGGTGTTCGGTTAATTTATGTTTTGCTTCTTCGATATTACCTTTACACTTCTCAATCCAATAATTTAATCCCCAGGAAGATGTTAATCTATTTTTTTCACGATAAATATTATACTTCTCAACACCCTTATCGTAGTTACCACACTCTTTAGCAAAATTATCAATCGACCTAATGGATTTTACTTGATGTTTAGTTCTAATAATATCTATTTCTTCATTAGAGAACCCATTATTTTTTAACGTATCTTCACTAACAGATAATTTAGAGTTTTTTTCTAACCATTTGCTTGTACCATCTTTATCACCAAATTTATCAACGTACCATTTCTTAGTACCACGAATTTTTAGTTTATTTTTGTAACTTAACCATCTCAAAGAACCCTCTTCTAAACCATATTTTTTAATTAAATTATCTTCTGTAATAGCTGATAATTTTTTACGTTCTTCCCAGAGCCTTAAACCCTCAAATTCACCATACTTTTTAATCCAAGATTGTTTCACTGATGCCATAACTATTCATTTTATATAAATAGTCTAACAACAGTGAAACGAACTGAATTTAGAAAATTTTTATTAAAAAGTCATCATTTTCTGTGATTTCCTTAGCCTCTTTCCATGTACCATCAACCATCATAAATTTATGGTTTGGTGTACATTCAATAACAGTACCATCTTCCATAACAAATTCTATTGTTTCCTCATAACCATTTACAAACAACTTAGTTATAGTTTTTTCTTCATTTAGGTAATTATAAACTTTAATATCTTCTGTAACATCGTACCATTCACGATATTCATTTAGTTTAGTACCCAAGTCAACACCATTTAATTTGAATATATCATCAAGTGATAACGTACCCCTATTTGTTCTAATTTCAGTAGATGGTATTTGGCAACCTGATGGTTTAACTGTTGTTGTTCTTGCGGCAGCATTTATACCTATAATTGCCGCAACACGAGCATTTTCTTCTTTTACAAGTTTAGCTGCTCCCTTAATATCGTAGTTTAATACAATACCAGAACCGATACCTGTCATTCCTACACCAATTAGAGCCTCTTTTTCAGTAGTTCTTTTCCAAATCTCACGAAGATAATGGAAGTCTGTATAACCAGCCTGTAATGTACCTATAAATGCGGCAGCTTTAACTCTTTCGTTGTAGTCTTCCTGAGATTCAATATTTGAAACATTTACCTCACATAGATTACAGAATTGATATGGTCTTAGTGCAATTTCGCAACAGTTACCTGTAATTAATTTAGAAATTTGAAAACAATGTGTTGAATCAAATACAGAAATATCCCAAACATCCTCATATATATTTGTTAATTCAACGGATTCAACCTTTATTTGTTTATCATCATGAATATTATATCTAAATTTATAAGAATCTAAAATATCTTGTTTATATTTATTTGTTAATTTAAACAAGGAAATAAAGTGTTTTATTGAACTTGTTTCACATATTCTTAAATCATATCTTGTAAATTCACTATCATAACCATCTAATTTAGATTTAGATGTTTTTATTTTAGATTTTATACCGTAGAAACCTAATAATTCAGATAAATCATCCACTAATTGTTTATGTGAAGATGTAAATGTTATTCTTTTTTGTGTTTTACTTACATTTCCATCTGAACTGAATAATGCATCAACTAAGCCCTTTCTAAAATTTTCTGAACCATCAACCCAAACCGACTTAGGTAAACCATAGTTTTTATCCACATTACCAAACTTTTTAATATATAAATCAACCTCTTTATTATTTATAGATATCTCTTTTGTGTGTGTATCAACAAGAACTATTTGCATCTCCTCCTCAATATTTTGGTGTTCCTTTTTGAATCTACGATTAAAATTACCATTAAATGTTATAACATTTGTTTTTAATGTATTTAATAATTTATCGGATATATTAGATTCATCATCAGTGTCGGATACTATCATACCATATTCTGAATGTTCTTTTCTATTTGAAACCCAACCATCACCAATAATCCAACCACATAAGAAACCATCATCATACCCACCTAAATTACCATCAAAAAGTTTATTCTCTCTAATTATTGGTAATTTATCACCGTTTGTTAAATCTGGTGTTTTAACTTTAACATACTTTTCACCATCCCAAACGGGCCATTCATGTTCCTTAGTTGCAAAATATTCGGTACCATCTTCAAGTGTTAACTTAACAAGTTGCTGATTTTTACCAGATAACCAACATTTTGCATCAGATATTTCACCATTTAAATTTTTAACTTTAAAACTTTTATCTTGCAACTCCTCAATAGGAAAAATCCCTTCTGTTGTTAACACTTTTGTACCTGCCCTTAACGATGGGTTGGTACCCCAATCCTTATCATTTGTGAAATAAATACCAGGTTCTCCAGAACCAGACAACTTGATTCTCAACCAAAGATCATCAAAGAATTCTTTAGTTATTTTATGTCTTAGTAACACGGCAGAATTATTCGCTCTACCTCTTTGAGGGTTATTTTCCCACCATGCACCAGATTTACAAGAAATCATTTCATCATCGTCAGCGGAGAATAAACAAATTAGTGCCGCTCTACGGATACCTCCTGCAAGTACTGCATCTGCAATATAACATACAATATCATGAACTTGAATTGGCGTTAATTTTTCACCATCTTCTATAGTATCTAATATTTTTTTAATATTATGAATACAATCTTTAAGTGGTTGAGGCCCTGGAGCTTTACCACCAGATGTAATCAATCTTGCACCTTTTGGTCTAATATCTGAAAAATCGAATACTGGTGTTGAAGAAATATCACCTGTATATGATTTTAACAAGGTTTTGATAGCGTCAGCCCATCCTTCAATTGAATCAGATATCAAAAATCTTCTGTTTCTTGTTGGGTTTGGTTTTCTTATTTCTGGTAATTTTTCTACGTGATGTCTTTGTACTGAGTAACCAACACCAGTACCACCAAGCAATAAAAACATTACTTCACTAAAGCAATCAATGTAGTCTATTGGTAAATAACAACAGTTACCAGTCACAATACCACCAGATAAAACAAAACTTTTATCATCCTCAACTTCAAGACACCACACATCTTCTGATACAAATGAATCATTAACTTCAGTCATAGACCAAGATGTGTTTGGTCTACTACCAATGTGATTTGTTATTGAAAAATCTTTAGTTAATGGTCGTTCACCAAAATTTGTTATTTCACCTGTTAAATCAGAAATATTTGTAATATAATAACCACAAACCTCCAAATATTTTTTAAGAAAATCTATATGATCTTCCTGTGAAGATTGTATAGATTTATATTTAGATAATGTATTATTTTCATACCAATCTGGGTTTTTAGCACCGTCAGCGGATAAATAGCCATCCATAAAGGCTTTTATCATATTTAAACCATCTATATTTATATCTGGTGTTGTTTTTAAATATTTACCAGTATAAACCATAATATCCCCATCCAAACTATTAGAGGTAGATGTTTCAAACCCCATTTCTTTGAATCTGTAAAGATATTTAGTTGCTTCATCTCCACACAATCTAACCATAGAATATTTAGCTTCACCATTCTTTTTAAGAAGTGTACCATCGCCAAATACATAACCATAACACCAATATAATCTTTCCATAGGTGTTGCATCATTATAGTCAAAATTTTCATTTTTTTGTGTTGGAAAGAGTGGTTTATTCAATTCAAGTTCGGTTGTTTCAGAACCATCAAATAAAATCCATCTATGGTTTTTGGTAACTCTGATGGTTTTTTTACTTTTACCCCTACTAAAGGTGGCTGTTGATAGAAACTGTTTACCATAATTTTTAACAACGGCTGATTTCCAACTACCAGTATGTGTTAAAACAGTTATAATATCTCCATGTTCAAAATCCTTAAATGATTTTGTTCCCTCCGATGTAATAAATTCAGTTTCCCTACCAAAACAGTTGTATATTCTGTTTGGTGAAATTTCAATTGGTTTACCGCCAAATTGAAGTGATCTCATAGAAGGTAATACTTTTTTGTCATATACAAATTTGTATTTTTCTATAATTTCATCTCTTAACATAGGAAATTTCTTAATATGCATTTCCATGTTTCTTGTTACTAAATCTTCCCAGCTTTCTCTTCTTTCTTTCTCTGGTAAGTACTTGGCATACTTCATGTATACCGTAATGTCGCTTAAAATTTTTTGTGATATATCCATTTTTTTTTATCGGTTTTAAAAATAAATATAACCATTTTTGTCAAGGTTTATATATATTTTTTTATAGTTTGTTATTTACTGGGTTGCCCCATTTTTTTCCCATTTAGATCTTAAATTTTCGTTCAAGCTTTTCTGACGATTTTGCTTATCTTTATCCTCGAAACCATGTATAGATATGACATCTTCGGTATCAATAAGCATACGTTTATTGTCAAAAAGGCAGTTTTGGAAAATCATTCCATCAGAACCCATACGATTTTTCAATATGGTTATAGTCGCTCTACCATTTTCTTTCTGTTCCAAAGTTTTACCAACACTTACAATAAGGTGAGCAATTTGTGCTTTTTTCAAGTTTCCACCCATATTTTCGGTTTTTACAACCTCAACACTTGTGGATGATCTATTACCTTGTGTAGCTACCCAACTGGCAATGTTTAATTCTGCTGTCATTGATTCTACTTGGCGCATAATTTTACCTTCATTAGACCAATCTTCTGCTCCAGCAAATTCTTTTTCTGCTGATAAACAATCAAGATAATCAAGAATTAATACATCTATTTTATCGCCTTTAGAATTGATTCTTTTGATTGTATTCTTAATTACACCAACGGTACAACCATCTGCGGACAATTTAAGTATATATAATTTACCAATACCTTCTTGATTATTGATAATCTTGATTTTCTTTTTAACCTCATCTTTACGCAAAGATAATTCAGGTAACGGAATTTCTGTAGAACAAGAGTAATGTTTTCTCTGAACATCTTTAGGACTATCCTCAAAAAATATTTGTAATACATTCCTACCTGATCTATAGGCAGTATTAGCTATTTTGGTAAGCATTGTTGTCTTACCTACTCCAAGTGGCGCTATTATAAGTGCTAATTCACCCCTTGCTAAACCACCATTTGTAATGTTATCTATTCCAGTGATACCAGTTGGAATAGGTTCTCTATAATCATCAGATAAAACATTATCTATTTCAAATTCAAGATCGATAGGTTCATCTACTTGTCTGAAAGTTAAAGCTTTCTTCAATGTTTCCTCGATATTATCAATATCTTGTAGAATACCTTTATCAAGTTTGCTTTTGATACTGTTTACAGCATTTTTCAAAGATTGCATTTTACAGAATCTTTGCGCTGTATCTTGTACATTTAGATTATTGATTTTACATTTTTGTATGTTATCAATGGTATCTAAAAGTTGTTGTTTAAATGTTTCTGCGTTCATCGGAATATTCATATTGACTTCCGTTCTCAACGCAGGGAAATTTAAAAGGCAATTATGTTCTTTGTAATATTCCTTAATAATGTGGGCTATCTTTGAAAAGGCCTCATTTTGAAAATATTGTTTATCAATAATATCAATAATTGATAAACCAAATTTGTGGTCTGTTATTATTTCATTAAATAATTGTAATTGATATTCAGGACCAAGATCACTTAAATTTGATATCTTTTCAACCATAAATTAACCAAGTTTATATTCTAAATAATTCAATTCAAGATTTTCTGTTTTAGAACATAACACTCGTTGTACACTTGTGATTATTTTATAGATATGCTCTCTGATGTCTACACTATATCTTACAGTAGCTGGATATATTCGTGCATCAAATTCACGGTGAGCAATTTCTTTACCATTCATTTTTATTGTAAAAACAAACATATCACTATGTTCATTTTGTTCAAATGATGGGTTGTTAGTGTAATTGTTTCTGTTTTCATTCATAAAATCAAGAGTCTTATTTTTAAGGGATTCCTGAATTAGTCTTATGTTATCGTCAATAACATATTTAAAATCTAAACTGTTCACAGCTTTATTATTAAAACCGAAAACATTAAACAATCTTTGAACAACAATCTGTTCGTTGAGTTTCAACGTAAACTCAAAATTACGCTCTTTTCTTTCTTCCATAATCTTATATTTTTTTAGTTTTGAAGTAATTTTGTTCCTTCTTTATAATAGTAATAAAAGTTGACCAAAAAACAAAATTATTTGTTTTTATTTTTTGCCCATCTTTCTTTAGCTTTCAAAGACATTTTTTTCTTAGTCTCTTCAGACATATTTTTTTTAGATTCAGACATTTTTCTTTTAGTACCTTCACTCCTTTTTTTTCCAATATTACTTTGAGAAATTTTTAATTTAACATCTTCAGTTATGATAGTACCTTTTTTAATATCTGACATCTTTTTTTTATATTCTTCACTTCTGTTCAAAGCGGAAAATCTAATTTTTTCTTTAGTTTCATCCGACATCTTTTTTTTAGATTCAGACATCTTTTTTTTCGTATCTTCAGAGTGTTTTTTACCTAACTGACCATCAGACATTCTTTTTTTAATATCGTCAGAAACAATCTTACCTTTTCTTGCCTCAGACATCTTTTTTTTTGTATCTTCATTATGCCATCCACTCCAACCACCATCACCATTTTCAATTTTTAGGTTTGCCCACTCTTCTGATTCAACAATATTATATAATTGACTGTAATAAGTACCTTTCTCTTTTATCTCATCATTATTATAACCCACAAATAAAATTTCAGTTATAATATCTTTTGTTTTTATTTTGTGTTTTTTTATATGATTTAGCCAAACTAAACCACTACCTATATATTTGAAGGGGTCTTTTATGGTTTTTCCCAAATATTTTAAACCTTTTGGACTTGTTTTAATATAAAGATATATTTTTTGTTTCATATTTATAATTTATTATAAATATAAGATGACCAGTAAAAGATTAAAAGTTAGATTTTTTTAGTTTTAAAATAATTTTGTTCTTTTTTGATTATAGTTATGAACGTACTCCAAAAAACAAAATATTCATCGTCATAACTTGGAATATAATTTATAATTCCATCTTCTTTTATCATTTTCATTACTGAATTAATCCCACCTCTACCTTCTGGATCCATTGGCTCATTAACCATAACACTTATTGTTTCCATTAACTCTTCAGTTACATTCGGCGATTCAAGATTAATAATCTTGTTCATTACAGCAAAGTAATCGTTACCATATGTACCCCATTTTGTTTTACCTTCAACAATTGTTTTCAACATATTATTGTCAGGTTTTTCACTTAACAATTCATTTGTACGTTCAATTATCCAATCAGAATCTTTTTTTTCTTTTCTCAATTCTGGAAATAATTTCAACGTTTTTTCTTCACCAATGTTTTGTAAACCAGAAATATTATCACTGCTATCACCAGCAATCATTTTTATTAATCCAACATTACCTTGATGATAATCAAAATAAGTATGAAAATTTTTATCTGTTATCACAACCTTTTTATTCAAAAGATATATTTTAACATCTTCAGATATTAATTGTAATAAATCTTTATCCGAACTCAATATTAATTTGATTTCGTTTGGTGAATTTTTACAGTAATAAGCAATACCGTCATCAGCTTCACATTCAGCAACTTCAACTTGGCGAATATATAACTCCTCAAGGTATTGTTTAATTCGAATACGTTGTCTACCAAGATCATAAATTTGTTCTTCAGTATATTGTGAGTTTCGATTTTGTTTGTAATATGGATAATATCCTTGACGATATTTTTTTGAGTTTTCACCTTCCCAAAACACCACAACCTTTGTTATCCCATATTCGGAATAAAATCTTTTTATGGTGTTTATAAAATGAAAAATGGCACCAACACTACCATTTTCTGTTTGGGTATTTTTGGTGCCATGAAATCCAATCTTTAGCAAATTCTCACCATCAATCAACAAACTGTTAACCTTAGGTTTCTTAATCTTCATAATCAATTGTTCCTCTATCTTCTGTTTCAATAATTTCTAAATCATCAACATTATCAATTACCTCACCCATTTTTGCAAATTG